TCAATTGGCGTTGACACATCGTCTGGTGGGTTCACTGGTGCGCTCAAGGGCCTCGGCAACATCCTCAAGGGCACGTCCGACTACGGTGTTGCTGGGCAGATCGCTGGTCTTGGGGGTATGGGCTACCTGCTCAACAAGCTACTCGGCGGCGGTGGTGGTTATGCGGGCTACCAAGGTGGTATCCCCACGCTGACTGCTTCTCGGCAGATGCTGCCGATCCCTCAGACTGTCACCAACGCCCAAGGCCAAACAGTGCCACGCCGACCGGGTTCTGGCGGGATTACGTACTTCAGCCCGATGACATATGCCCCTGTACCCCCTGCTGCAACGGGTGGTGGCGGTGGCGGTGGCGGTGGCGGTGGTGGCGGTGACGGTGGGGTTCCGCCCGTGGATTCGTCCGTCAACATTGCAACTGATGGGGGTGGTATGGCCCGTGGTGGCATCACCACTGGTCGGTTCCTTCGCGGCGGTGGTGATGGAGTAAGTGATAGCATCCCTGCCCAGTTTGCTGAAACTGGCAAACCCGCTCGGCTGGCTGACGGTGAATTCGTTTTGGACGCACGAACGGTTTCTGAGATTGGCAACGGCTCCAGCGAGGCTGGGGCGCGTAAACTGTATGCGTTCATGAAAGCTGTGCACGGTGCTCGTAAGAAAGCTGGCCGTGGGTCTAAATCTGGTGCGGACAAGCACCTGAAAAAACTTCTTGCGTAAGGACAGAGCATGGCTACTATGCCCAACACTGCAGGCACTGCAGCCTCCGCACTCCCTGCAGCGGGGGGGTCATCCTCTTCAACTCTTTCTGAGTGGGCTGGCCCATATGTAACCAACATGCTGGGGCAGGCTCAGGCTTTGTCTCAGCAGCCTTACCAGACGTACCAAGGGCCGATGACTGCGGGCGAATCTGGCCTGCAGTCCAAGGTGTTCCAGGGGTTGGGTAACTTGACTTTCCCCGGCCAGCTTGGGAAGTCTTTCTCCTCCACGGATGCGTACCAACTGCCGACAATGACTTCTACGGGGGTCACGGGCCAGCAGACTGGGCCGGGTGGCATTGCCGCTAACTACATGAACCCGTACCTGAGTGCGGTATTGACGCCTCAGTTGGAAGAGCTTAGTCGGCAAAGCCGGATGACGCAGATGGGTAATGCCGCTAAGCTGTCTCAAGCAGGGGCATATGGTGGCTCCCGCCAAGCCATTATGGACGCTGAGACTCAGCGCAACCTGCTGCAAGAGCAAAACAAAGCCATCGGTACTGGGTACGCTAACGCCTATGATCGGGCGATGGGGCAGTTCAATACTGAACAGGGCCAAGCCAAGACCCTTGCTGACATGCTGGCTGGGGCGGGCACTGCACAACGTGGCATTGAACAAGAAGGCATCACTGCCGACTACAACGAATTCCTGGCCCAACGTGACTACCCACAAAAACAAGTGCAGTTCCTGCAGTCCATGTTGCAGGGTTTGCCGATTTCCACGGTGACCAACACTCCTGCGCAGATGAGTGGGATTGGGCAGTTGACATCTACTATCGGTGGGCTTGGGTCCCTGATGGAAGCGGTCAAGGGTTTGAAGCTGGGTTAAAAATATGAATCTGATTCAAGTCCAAGAGCGGCTGAAGGGGCTTCCCCCTGGCCCGCAAACACAGCAACTGTTGATAGCGTACGCCAACGGCATGAATACGGCGGTCCCTCCGTATTTAGCTCTTGGTGAAATACAGCGGCGAAACAAACTTGACCAAGAGCAAGTAGAGCCCCCCACGGGCACGGTCAAAGACCAACTGGAGCAGCAAGCCGGATTAGCTGCGCTTCAGGGTATGCGGATGGGGCAGGCTCAACAGCAGATGATGCAGGGTGCAGCGGCTCAACCCATGCCTGTACCGGAGGGTGCCCCTCAACCTGATATGCAGCCAGAGGCAACTGGTATCGCAAACGCAGCGGCTCAGCCGGGTGTGATGCAGCCTGATGTCCTTAGGATGGCCGGTGGTGGCATCGTTGCATTTGCTAAGGGCACAAAAGAAGCTGTGGACTCTTCGTCAGACGAAGACGACGAGGATGACGACGAAGAAGAGCAGGGGGCTGAGTCCTTTCCTGTTGAGGACCGTCCTGTTCCACAGAGTAGGGACATTGAGGGGCTTGTACCAATTGGCCCCGCCCCTTTGGGTCGTCCACCCGAGTTTGTACCAATCACTCCTCCAACAACGCGCTCCATGCAGCCGCAAGCTGCCCAAGCCCCCCAAGGACCTCAGTCAACCGCCCAGCAACTCGCTGGGCTTCAAGCTGCTTTCGCACAAAGGCGGGCGGCTGCGCCAGTAGCTCCAGAGTTGGCTACCCGTGAAAGCATGGCTAAACAAGACCCAGCCATGTACGGAGTGCTGAACAAGCCAATCGGCGGGGATTACTTGGCGGGTCTCCAAGCATTGATGGCAAAGCAAGGTGCACAGGATGAGGCTGCACGTAAGCAGCTTGAGGCCAACAAGCGCATGGATTTCTACAAAGCTTTGGTTGCTGCGGGGGAAGGTACTCGCGGGCAAAGAGGAGGTCTGGGTAGTCTCGGCGGGCTAGGCGCTGGGTTTACTAAATCCATAGCCCCTTCTATGGAAGCACGTGCTCAAGAAGCAGCAGGTATTGACGCTGCAGCAATCAAGCGCGAAGAGCTGCTCAACAAGGCCAAGTACGACATTGAAGGGCTGCAACGCGCTCAGGGCAACAACGACCTTAAGACAGTCAATGCCCAAAGGGCTAAGCTGTTTGATACCGCTACTAAACTCTACGCTTCAGGTAACGCTGCCTCGGCTAGAGAGATCGCAGCGATTGCTGGCATTGAAGAGAAAAAGATCACCGCTGCGGCTCAAGTTGAAGCTGCTCGTACCCGTGCTGCAGCTAAGGGGCAAGGGGGTGCTAAACCAGACAGACTCACTGACCAAGAGCAGTCAGTTGCCGACTACTATGCAGCGCGTATTGCCAGGGGTGAGAAGCCAGGGCCGGAGACTAAAGCCAGGGCAAGAGATGACCACGCTAGAGGTAGGGCCGTAGCCTCCCTTGAAGGTACTGCAGCCCGCCGTGACCCGGCTGTTGATGCCGAGCTGCGTAAGCGGGAGATGCTCAATACCAATCTCTGGAGTATGTCTGAGGCGGAAAAACAGGAGTGGCGGGACCAAGAACGGGCTAAGATCATTGCCGGTAATGAGGCTGGTAGGCTGCGGCAGCTAACAGCACCGGGCACTTCATCCCCAAGCCCAGCTCCGGGGTCTGCACCAACCACCCGATTAAAGTTTGATGCCCAAGGCAAACAACTCCAGTAGTGAGATAACACATGCCGATTGAAGCTGAACTGGCAGATGGAAGAATCCTTGAGTTCCCCGACGGCACAAACCCGGCTGTAATACAAGCAACTGTAAATAGGATGCTGGGGGTCCAACCCCCCGCTGGGGGTCTTGCCTCTTTGTTCGGTGGCAAGGAGACGTACCCTGGAAAAGTAGGCCCCATGACTGGGGCTGAAGCTTTTGGTAGATCTGCGCTGTATAAGCAGCCTTTGTTGGAGCGTCCAGGCCCAGCCGCGACTCCTGAGTTTGGCACTCCGGGGTACACCGACCCCATGCTGCAGCCTGAGTTTGTGGCTGGGATCAAGGCTAAGCTGGACGCGATGCCCGAAGCTCAGCGCAACGCTGCGCTGATGAAGCTTGGTACAAGGTCCGATGTCACTGGCCGAGCGGTTCGGCAGATCGCCAACCAATACGCTGCACTCGAGGGTGCACTGCCTGCTACGAAGGGTATATTGGAGACCAGACTTGAGCCGCAGATGGAGCGGTTCATGCGGCAAGGTGCTGCGCCAGAGACTGCCAGGAGCAAGGCAATCGCCCAGGCTATGACTGGGTTGCCAGGGCAAGACCTCCAGCAGATGACTGCTGATGTGGTGGGTGAGCAGGCTGGGGCTGAAGCTGCCAAGACCAAGAAGGAAATGGAAGGCGCGGGCTTCCTTGATCGCGTCGGTGCTACTGCCGGTGCCCGTGCTGAACAGGCTGGCATGGGGCTGATGAACATCTACGCCGACATCGTCGGTGATGACGAGATGAAGGCTCGGCTGCGCGGAGCGCAGCGTATTGGTGCTGAACGTACTGCAGCTATCCCTGAGGGGGAAGGTGTATTCGCCAAGTCTGCGCAGCAAGCACTCGCTACGCTCACCACACAAGGGCCGATGCTTGCGCTCAGTGTGCTCACAGGTACAGCCGTGCCTGTCTTGGCTAGTGTGGGTATAGAGGTATTCAGTAATGAGTACGGTCAAGGCCGTAGTCAAGGGTTGGAGCCGGGGGCTGCGGCTACTCGTGCGTCTTTGTTGACGGCTGCAGAACTTGTCTTTGAGCGTTTCGGTATGACCGGTGCTCTGGCTGGGCTGAAGAAGCAACTGGCTGGTAACCCGAATGCGGACATTGCACGCTACTTTGCCACCGCAATGGCAAAGGAAATACCTGCAGAGCAGGCAACTACATTTACTCAGTTCCTGATAGACAAAGCTCCGGAGTTTGGGCTGCGCCCCAACGCAGGTTGGGCTGATCTGTTGGAAGCTGCAGGGGAGACCCTCAGGCAGACCGTGATCCAGTCGGGCACGATGGCTGGCGCAACTGTCGGTGCAATTGAAAGCAAGCGTGGCGCTGAACGGGCTTTTGAGAAGTACGCCCCCGAAGCAGCACTTGCCCGAGGTCTACGTAAAGACATTGCTGAGCGGGACTTCCTCAAAGAGCCTGTTGAAGAATACGCACGGCGTGCCCTGTCACCTGAGATGTACGACCCCAACAAGGTCATCCCTAAGCCGGAAGTACAACGTGCGCAGTTTGCGCAAGAAGCTCCGCTGGACCAGAACAAGATTGTGCAGCGCACAAAGGAGTTGATGGCTTCAGGTATGAAGCCTGAAGACGCCGCGCTGCAAGCACTGGACGAGGTACAGGAGACCCAAGCCCCACCTCCGCCACCCCCGGCTCCGCCCGCTCCTCCGGTAGCTCCGCCTACACCCCCGGCTCCTCCCGCAACAGACGCCCGTACCAAAGAGTTGGAAGCTGCTGAGCGCGAAGGCAAGATCAATACGCTGACTAACCAGTACATCCAGGCTGGTTGGGAAGAGGCTGATGCGCGTAAGAGGGCCACTGCTGTAATCGATGAGCAGGCTAAGCCCCCTGCCCCTGCAGGAGCCCCCGCGCCAGAGACCCCTGCTGTTGGGGCATGGCCGACTACGTTGCTCCAAGAGACTCTGAAGACTCAGCTTGCCAAGCCTGAGGATCAGCGCAAAGCTCCTCTTATTGAAGCAATCCGTGCGGAGCTTACGAAGCGTGCACAACCAGAAACCCCTGCCGAAGGAACACCAAGTGCTGCAAAACCTGTCGAACCAGCAGTTGGAGAAGGCGTTTCAGTGGCTGGCAAGCCCAGTGCAGGAGCCCCCGCCCAAGGAGCTGGAGTCCCTCCAACAGGTGGAGTGGTTCCTACTGAGCCGGATGTTGGACGGCCTCCTGCAGGAGCAACAGAGCAACCCACTGCAGTAACTCCAACTGCGCCCGCCCCAACCCCTACGGCCCCCGCTCCGGCCCCTGAACCCGCTCCAGCTCCTGAGCCCGCCCCAACCCCTGAACCCGCTCCGGCTCCCGAACCCGCTCCGGCTCCCGAACCCGCTCCGGCTCCCGAACCCGCTCCGGCACCAACCCCTGCAGCTCCGGCACTCACCTACACACTTGCTGTACCTGGGTTCTTTGACAGCTTGGGCATAGCCCCCAAGGCACCGATACGTACTCGGCTTGCTGACAAAGAGTTGACTGATCCAGAAGTCAATGAGCAGCTTAAGAAGTTCGTGACGGTCCCCAACCTGAACCCAGAGACCAAGCAGAAAGTATCTGAGTATCTGCGTGGAGCAGGTGCGGGTGGGAAAAAGCCTGAGGTCAAGGAACAGCGTCAGAAGATGACCCGTGGCGAAGCCCGGGTTGAGGCTACGGGTGAGACTGCACCGACTGCAGAGGAACTGAAAAAGTCTGCCCCTCGTGAGGGAGACACCGTCCGTGTGGGTAACACGATGGGTGTGGTGCTCGGTGTGGATGGTGACTACGTCAAAGTACAGCCGAACAATGCTGTCAGCCCCAAGGCTTACCACCGCGTCAACAAGAAGAACGTAGAGATCATCTCTCGGCCCAATCTGACGGCTACTTCTGCGGCTTCCAAGCAGCAGTTTGGTTCTGAGGACGTCAAGCTGCAAGCCGATATGGGCAACCTGATCAAGGTGCTCGGCGCAAGCATGTATGCCGCCAACGTGGCCGACGTTGCAGTCAAGGAGCTTCTGCAGAACGCATTCGATGCAGTCAAGGGCGCAGTGAAGATTGGGCTTATCAAGACTGGTGACATCAAGATCACGCTCAATGCAGATGACCGCACCATTACTGTTTCAGACAACGCCAGGGGGATGACCCCTGACATCATCAAGTCAGCCTTCTTTACTGTTGGTGGCACAAGCAAAACCGATCTTGACCCAAGTGAGCGCAGCGGTGGCCTCGGTCTTGCCAAGATGGGCTTCATGCTCGGTTCTGATTGGCTGAAGCTGGATACCGTGCGTGACGGCATGCGTACAACCGTGGATGCCACTGCAGAAGAAATCGCTGGTGAAGTTTTCCAGATAAAAAAGGAAGCCGCCCCGAAGTCCGAACATGGCACTACGGTCACGGTAAAGATCCCTGAAAACTACACTGACCCCAAAACGGGGCAGCAGAAGAACATCTACTTCCCTTGGGGGGCAGACAGTGTCGATGTACTGCAGCAGCCCTTGCTTGGCCCGACGCAAGTAACAGTAGAGTTCAACCCCGGCTATGGCGACCCCATAGTCAAGGTCTTAGATGTTGGTGTCAACTTCAATGAAAAAGTCATCCCAAAGCTGACCAGTGCGCATTTCTCATGGGGTGATGCAGATATCTACTTTGGTGTTGAACACAAACAATACCCTGCCCATAAAGTACTGTCTTCTGGCGTTTACCAGTTCAATAAGCAATTCAACCTAAACATGAATGAGGTCATACCACATGACATCATCATCAACATCAAACCAAATGTTGTAGCCCAACACCCCGACTACCCGTTTGAAAACAGCCGTGAACGATTCAAAGAGCGTATCAACGAAGATATCAAAGCACTGCAGTCATACCTAGCGAAAGTGGCCAGGGGTGTTGAGGCTGAAGGTTTGCAGGAGTCGTTCAAGGGCATTGTGTCGATGCCCCGTATTGACGTGGGTGCTGACATTGCTGACGCCAGCAAGAAGCTCAAGAAGGCGTTCGACAAAAACGCTGCTGCACCCGTGGCACCTAAGGAACTGCCGCCCCTACCAACAGAGATTTTTGTCTCCGACAAGGGAGTCACAGACAAGCAGGGTAAACAACTCGTTGAGCCACTTAAGGGTAAGGACAACCAAAAGGAAGCCACCTTCAAGGCGGATAAGGCTGCGCCTGACCGTGAACAGTTCATGCTGCAGATGCAGCAGGACCCACGCCTGCCCATCTTCCACAACAACACCAACGTAGACTTCCTAGAGATTGGCGAAGCCTACGGAGACCCGAAGCAGTTCTTTGCTGAACTCGGCACCTTGATGGTGGAGATGAAGGAGTCTGCTGCAAACAGTGGACTGTATGGCTACGACAAGCTTGACCCGAAGAATCTGTTCTTCGCGGGTATCTCCATAGACAAGGGCTACGGCGGCGTTCACATCAAGGTCCCGTACAAGGCAGTGCTGCTAAACCCCTTCTATGACTGGGGGGCAAAGACGCTGTTTGGTGTGCGTGAGAACCTGCTGAGCACGATGGTCCACGAGATCGCCCACACGGGGTCTATGGATCACGGGGTGGCACACAACAGCAACATGATGAAGGTAGATCAGTACTTGGCAGACCAAGGACTGATGGATTACTATCGTGACGCTCTGCTGGACATCCTGACTCGGCACGAGTCCACCTTTACCGCAATGAGAGAGGCGTATGGACGCTCAACAACGAAAAACACTGCAAAATCTCTTGAAGACTACGGCAAATCCGAAGGAAAGTCCTCAGCAGCAGCTAGAGAGAATGAGGAGCCGGGTGATGGTGAGTCTGGGGCTCTATCAGCAAGAGCAGGACAAGGTGGGAGTGGAGCTGTACCGCCCGCTGGCGGAACTGCTCAGCAAGGTGGAGTCAGTGGAGGAGCTGCAGGCCCAACTCTGACGCCTGCGGACACCCGCACTCAGAAGCAAATAGACGCCGACGTTGACGCAGCACTTGCCAAAGTAAGAGCGTCCGCAAAGGGTGCCGAACAACTGAGTCGGCTCTATGCCCTGCGTGATTTGTCCGAGATCAAACCGGTCCTCAGCTCCATTCTGTATTCGTTGGATGCGTCAAGGCTTGACACGCTCTTGCCGTTGATGACCACCGACACCATTGCAGAAGTAGGCAGCGTAGCAATCCCTGAGCTGAAGAACACCAACAAGCTGTTGAGCCTCATGCGTGGCATGGAGTTCAACCTGATGGAGGCTGCAGGGAAGATCAGCGACGACATGGTCGCCACGTTCAAGAAAGAACCTGGGCTGCGCGACAAGCTGATGAAGGTGGTCTATGCCTCGACCATCGCAGAGATCGACCCAACTGTTGATAAGCGTAGCAAGGATCTGAACTCGCTGTACACCGGCCTCGGCAAAGAGGGGCAACGGCTGTACAAGAAGTTGAAGCAGTACTACGAATCGATGGTGGACTACTACAGCACCCTGCTGGATGACCAGATCAACAACACCGATCTGCCCGCAAGTGCCCGTAGCAAACTGCTGGCTGAGATCAAGAAGCTCTACGAAGCCGACAAGCGCATCGTTCCGTATTTCGCGTTGGTGCGTAATCGCGGGGATCTGTGGCTGCGTGTGGGTAAGAGGAAGAGCAAGGATCGGCAGTTCTACACGTTTGCTTCTACCTACGAGCGTGAAGCCCTGAAGCGTGAGCTTGCTAAGGACATCGCCCAGCGCACCAATCGGCCTATCGAGGAAGTCCTCAAAGACCCTGATGAGTTTGATCAAGGCGATACGCTGGAGTCGTTCCGCAAAGAAACGTCAGACATGACGGCTGCGCTAACCAAGATCTTTGAGTTGATCGATGCTGCGCCAATCTCTACGGGTGACCCTGCTGTTGACCGTATCCGTCGGGACAAGCTCAAGGATTCCATCTACCAGCTTTACCTGAACACACTGCCGGACCAAAGCTTCCGTACAGCGTTCATCAAGCGTAAGGAGATCACGGGCTTCAACACTGACTTGCTCCGCAACTTCTCCACCACTGCCATCCACATGTCCAGCCAACTTGCCCGAATCAAGTACGGCACCATGCTGCGCAACTCACTTGTGGCTGCGGATAAATCGCTGGAGGGCAACCCTGAGAAGTCACTTCTGGTTCGCTACCAGCAGGAGATGGCGCGGCGCGTTGATGTGCAGTTGAACCCCTACGGGCACAAGGTGCCGGGGTTGTCTACCAAGTCGGTTGAGCTTGGGTCCAAGGCGGTTGATCTGGCAACCCGTGCTTCGTTCATCTACTACTTGTCAGCAGCAGGTTCTGCGTTGGTGCAGCTAAGCTCTTTGCCGTATGGGGCTGCTCTTCTTGGCGCTCGGCATGGGTACGCTGAGACTGCGCGTGAGATGACCAAGCTGATGAAGTTCTGGGACGAGTTCGGTCTTGAGCGTACTGCAGCATTGGATATCAAGCGCACGTTAGGAGTATTCCCAACGATCTCGATGCTTCACTCCAAAGCGGTCTTCTTTAATGGCAATGAGCGCAAAGCACTCAAGGCAATGGCCCGTGGCACCGATGCCACCATGACGGGTGAAATTCTTGAACGCGCTCGGGTGCCGTCTATTGAGGTCGGTGGGGTCAAGGACACTGCGTATCACGTAGCTACCACCATCACAGGCGGGCTGTTCAGCAACGCCGAGCGCATCACCCGCGAGATCCTGTTCCTGACCTCGTACCGACTGGCTATTAAAAAGGCCGTCGATGCCGCCAAGGCTGCGAACCAAGACGTTCTCAAGGCAGCAAATGATGCTCATGAAGCTGCAATCGACCAAGCTATCGAGGACACGCACGACAGCGCAGGCAACATGGCTGTGCACAACCGACCACCGTTGTTCCAGAAAGCAGCGGGAAGGTTCGTGTTGCAGTTTGCGATGTATCCGCTATTTATCACAACGAGGCTTGTACGCACCTTTGCTCAAACCATCAAGCCACTGCCGGGTAAGACTCGGTGGCTGGCATTCAAGGAGTTCTCTGGGATCTTGGGTGTGACCGGCTTGCTGGCGGGGGCCTCTGGCCTGCCGCTGTTCAGTGTCATCATGGGTTTACTGGGGGCGATGGCCAACGCGCTCGGTGACGAGGACAAGCCCAAGACACTCAAGCAGATGGACTATGAACTTTGGTGGCGCACTGAGCTGCTGCCCGAGAAGTTTGGACATGTCACTATCGGCGGCACGAAGCTCAGCGACATCATTGACCGTGGCCCGCTCAACGCCTTCACGGGTGTGGACATCGCAAGCCGTACGTCTTTGAATGACCTGTGGTTCCGTGATACCAAGGAGACTCGCACTCCTCGAGAAGGGTTCATCGAGGCTGCGATTGAGCGGGCTGGCCCGTCCATCAACATGGTTCTCACGTATCTGGATGCGTACAAGGCGTTCAAGGATGGGGACACGCAGAAGGCTGCAGAGAAATTCCTCCCTGCAATCGCTCGAGGTCCGTTGGTTGCGTGGAAGTACGCGATGGAAGGCATCAAAGACAACAAGGGCACGCAGCTTTTGAGCAAGGATGCCTACACCCTTGGTGACTTCCTGTTCCAGTCGATGGGCTTGCGGATTGATGAGATCTCCAACGCTCAGAACTTGAACTACCGCTTCTACTCGGTCATGCAGAAGATAAAGTTTGAGCGTGAGGATATTCTGAAGAACCTGAGAGAGTCGTATCTCAAACAAGATACCAAGCGGTTCAAGGAGTTCATGACCAAGCGCGATGAGTTCAACCGGCGGCATCCTGATGAGACGTTGGCAATCGAGCCCGACGACATCCTTCGCTCGATTGAGTCGGCAGCGAAAGCACGGGGTGAGTCCTACCGTGGCCTGCCGTTGACCGAGACCGACATCAAGTACTTCGGCAAAGCTGCTCTGCCATCCCGGCAGGCACTGGAAGCGAAAGAGCAACGCGCTCGACAGTAGGCGAAAAAAAGCCCCGGCATTGCGCCGGGGCTGAAGGATCGGAAGGAGCTAACTTCCATCAGGAGAAAGCAAGGCAACTGACTTCCTTGCGCTAAAAGTGTAGCCTACATCCTCCACACCCGCAACCCACGCACACCATCCTCGATCACCACCTTGGTGATTACCTGCAGGCGCAAGCGGTCAGTTATGCGCAGCACCTTGCGCCGAGCCTCTCTCCAGTCAATACAGGGTACAAAGAAGGAAGCCCCCTTGTGGAAAGCTCTCCAGTTAACTCTGTACTGAATCGTCTCGATCACCATCGTCTACCCCTAAAGTGCCGCCGACGTTCACAAAGTCAGAGTGGTCGGTGTCGAATTCCAGGGTACGCACAGCAGGGGCTTGAATCCTCATGCCTTTGGACAGCCGCTTGTTGGTCGCGCCAAGGAACACCCCCGTCTTTTTGAACGCTTCAAGAATCCCCTTGTAGTTGATCTGCCGCTTGACGCAGTAGTCACGGAACGGTTTGACAGCAAAGTACATGCGCTTGGTGTCTGGCTCGTACCGAATAAGCAGTTCCCCCCTGGGCTCCATAGTGGGGGGTGGAAGCAAGCTTGTCCGAGCATCTGCAGTTCCGTTGACCACAACGATATTGGACATGTGGTCGTTGATGTAATCCCCAATGAGTGCTACGTTATTGGTAGATGGGGGTTTGATTTCTTCACGCATCCCCTGCAGCATGTCAACCATCCACTTGTAGATAGCCCGCATGTCGTAGTTGTGTAGGCCCAAGTCTTTGGCAATCAGGCCCCCAGTGATATTGCAGGCAGCTACAGCCGACCAGAACCGCTCTCGGCTTGTGAACTGAACCTCACGGTCGATCTTGGCTTGCACCTGACGCAGCAGGTCAATGACATCTTCAAGGTGCCCAACGAGGTATTCGGCATAGATGTCCCCAGCGTGGCCGTAGTTCTCCATCAACTCATGGTCGAACATCTTCTTGCCAAGCTCAACCGGAATGATGTTGCTCGGCAGGATGCTGTACTCCAACAAGCGCATGGATTCACCGTCAGGAGAGTCCTTGGACATACCCAACTTCTCGTAGAAGCTTGCGTTAGACGAAGCCAGTGTAATGCCCTGCCAGCTTGTCAAGTTGACCCGCATCTCATTTGTTGATGCCTTCATCCGGTTCTTGCCCCGCCCCTGCGAGATGCTGTAGGCAAGGTCAGAGAACTCTTGTGCAGTGGTGTTAGTGATCTCATCGATGGTGTTGGGTAGGTTGTTGAGCACACCCAGCCTGTGCATCTTAGAGTTGTAGGTGTCCTTCCAGATTGACGCCAAGTTCTTTGGGTGCCCGTAGATGCTGTTGCACATGTAGAGGATCGTGGACTTTCCTGAGCCTGAACCAGGGAAGATCAAGTTGATGATCGCCCCACTGAGCCCAGTAAACTTAAGCAGAGGGGAGCCAAACCCCGTAAGTGCAGCAAATGCATTGGCCTCCAGCCCAGGCTGGGCGTACATATTGAAGACTTCTTTCCACTTCTCCAACGTGCCAGTCGGCTGCATCATCTCTGCTTCCGTCTTTGTGGCACTCGACGGCGGGCTGTAGAAAATACCTTGGGCCGTAACCTCACGGTCACCAACAATCATCTTTGTGTTGTTGTCTACCCAACCAAATTGTGTTCTCATAACTTCAGCCTTGTTGGTTATCTGGATGTTTTTGACACAGGTGGTGATGTACGTGTAGATGAGTTTGAACTGGTCGCTGTAGCTGACCAACCCGTGCATCGCTAGTGCAGGGCGCAGTTCCCTCTCAGCAATCACCGTCGTCATAGGGATGGTGAATTCACGCATCCCATCTTGGGGCAGGAGGAGCCGAAACAAAACCACTTCCCCATAGACCGGGTCGGTCATGCGCTTGACTATCTGCAGTTCATGCTCATAGACAAGTTGTGGGTCATCTTCTGCTGTAGGTGGTAGTCGGTAGATACCACCATGCTTCCCACGGAAGTAGGGCTGCGGAAGAGTGTGTAGTTTGGGGGGCTTGGGGGTTTCATCACCTTCACCTTCACCTTCACCGTCCCCGTCGTCGGTGTCTTCTTCCGCCCTGGCGATGTCCATGCCAAGCATGATGGGCGACTTGAACTTGCCTTTGTTGGGGCAACCGTCACACCCACCGGGATTCTGGGACTCAAAAGTTGTACATAGGTGGGGTCCACCTATGTCTGCAGCTTTTACCTCTGTCTCACCTTCTGTGTAATTTGGGTGGTCACTTGAGATCTTGTGGATCGCTTCTTCTCTGTCTACACAGTGTGTGGCAATAGACAGCGCCGACCGCCAAAGGTTGTAGCTGATGTCCTTCTGGTTCTGATAGCAGTGCAGTAATTGCTGACATCCACTACTTTCTGCTGACTTGATCATGATGGTGTTGAACCGTTTGATGCGGTTCTCCATCAAAGCCTCCTGCAATGGGCTCATGCCCCTTGGCAGGTGGGAGGTATCTTCTGGGGGTTCTACGTCTGGGGCACCAATGAGTTCTTTCCAGACTGCGTAGTCGGTAACATCATGTTCCTCACTGATCACCGCCACAGGTGAAGGAGGAGAGTTCTTGAAGTTGAACGTACCAGGGATGCGCAAGACTCTGGAAGCTTCAAAAACTGAAGTATCCACAATCAGCCCCTTCTCAAGGGCCAACGCACAAAACCTCTTAGCCAAGGCTTCCCATTCCGGGCGGCGGATCACCTCGGTGAAAACCCAGTAGAAATGCAGGCCGTTGCCGGAGTCAATGATGATGGGACGTGGCAGCTTCTGTGTTCTGCAGAACCCCATCACAGCCTTCAGCCCAGTCTCCTGATCAATGTACCCTTCGGCTTTCTTTGCTTTTTCCTCACCGCAGTCAACGTCCATCCACAGTGCGTGGAAGTACTCGGCATTCTCATGCACACGGTTGTTGGCATCGCCGAACTTGGCGCAGCCAAAGTAAGCATCAAAGTCGTTGGTTACAAGCTTGCTGACCTCTGCATCTAGCTCTTCCCTGGTGTCAAAAAACTTCTGAACTATGTACTTACCCCTCCCGAACATGCAATACCTACCCTCCTTGGGCAGCACTGCATCGAGCAAGTTGAAGTTCGTCATATTTTTGGAGTGAATAGTGCACCACGGGGCCGGAGCCCCGCAGTGCACACGGGTTACTTGCGTAGAGAAGGTAACTGGGCAAGGTAGTGCGCAATGCGTTCGCGCCCCCACAAGCTAGGCTTGCTGGCCCCAGTGAACCAGTTGTAGACTGTCATGCGGGAGACCCCTAAGGTCTTTGCAACGGCGCGGACTGGGATGTCCAACCTTATGCACTCCTTACCCAGCACCACCCCTATCGACTCCAGCCCAGCAGAACGATTAAGTTCCACCAGTCGCTGGCTGTACCCATAGGTCATGGTCAGTCTTCCTTACTCCAGGCAGAGACCACGTCGGCAAGTACCTTCTTGCTCTTGGGCACGGGGGTCTCAGTGTCCGCAGTCTTCTTGCTGGGGCGCTTGCTGGGTGGCTCATCCTCCACGTCTTCCACATCTTCCACAACCTTAGCGGCGGGGGGAGCTTTAGGCATGGGAGGGGGGAGCTTGGTGACCCCATCAGCTTGAGAGGGGGTCATAGTGACCAAAGCCTTGGTTGTGGGCAGGCTGGCTACCTTCTGGGCCACGTCATACTGCTGGCGGTTGATATAACCAACAGGGGCGAACATGACCGACTGGTTGTCGTTGTTCTCATTGAACAAGATACGGGTCACAACGTGATCCACGCTCTTGCCGTTATTGCCCAGGTACTTGGTGTAGTTTTCAAAGGTGTACGCATTCGCATCGTTATCCCCAAAGAGGGACTTCGATGCCAGCTTGATCTGGTAGACCTCACCCTCCAGAGCCGTGCCAAAGTCATCCTTCAGCAGCACAGCGATGAAGCGGTTGTAGCGGCAAGCCTTTGACTGCCCCTGGCCAGAGCCCTTGATGTTCTGGGGGCAATCATCGCAACGGTCGCCCTGCACATTCACAGACTTGGCATCGGGTACGCGCCCATCATTGGAGAAGCAATCCGGTGCAGTCGGCTCGGCATCGGGGTTCCACGCGGTAGCGTAAAAGATGCGTCCAACGTGCGGCGCAGCGTTGACGATAACGACATCAATGTCACCCTTGAGCTTGCCCATCGCCTCGCCGCCGACCATCTTGGTCCAGATCCCGTTCTTGGGCACCAGACGCTTGTTGCGGGGCCGACCGACCAAAGATTTGGTCAGTTCACTCACACCTGCGTTCTGCAGGAAATCGGGGACTTCTTGATTTAAAAGTTGAATGTTGCTCATTTGATTACTTTGCACGTCGGACAACCACGGTGTATTCCTTATCCTGATTCAGACCTTCAGGAAAGACTTCTGGATTCTCTTCAAGGAACTGCTTCATGTTGGACTGATGAAGCCGCTTCTCTAGCAGGCCGAATGCTTGCCGGTCATGAATGAGCCGGTACATTGAATCCCAGTCGTTCGTCCAGTACCGTGTTTTGACTGAACGAATAACTGTGCCTGCTTTGGTTCTGATACTGTCGGCGTTGATCTGCTTGCACACGTCAAGCAGGTGCGTCTCCAGCACTTGCATCTGCTCGGCCAGGACTTCGTCCTGAGCCTCAAAGACACGCTTGGCTTCCGCACGGGCATCTCGTAGAGAGATGTACGCCTGCGCCACCTTATCGACGGCTAGAGTAGGGGGTTCTTCGACCCCCTGGTCTTCTACCTGCATCATTAGCTCCTACTTGTTTTGCGTGGGTGGCCCCACGTCTTCGACTGTACAGCGTTGTTTGACTTTGTCAAGCGCTTTCGCTGATTTCTTGACGATAAAGTTCGATGATCTTGTCGTGGTTGGCAATGTTGCCCCGCAGCATGGAGTACAGCCTGCCTTCGACACCACTGCCTTGGATGTGCACCACGGTCATGGCATTCTTCTGCCCTGGACGGTTGATGCGGGCGTTGGCTTGTAGGTAGGTCTCCACGCTGGTCACCGGAGCGTACCAGATGATGGTGTCAGCGGCAGTTAGGGTAAGCCCGTGGGAGGCAGCTTGCGGCTGGATGATGAGGACCCGGGGGTTCTCTTTGGTCTGGAAGTCAGTAACGATCTGGCTGCGTCGGGATACAGGGACGCTGCCATCGATGACCTCACTCACAATGTGAGCTTTGTTCAGATAGTCTTTGACCTTGAGGATCGTGTGGGTGAACGGCACAAAGATCAGCACCTTGTGGCTGGCCTCCTCAATGACTTCCTTGACAGCATGGAGTCGGTTGCGGGCATCAAAGTCCACAACTTCCCGTGTATCTGTGTATACGGAACCACAGGCTATTTGTAGAAGCTTGTTCAGTTTTACTGCCGCATTGACCGCAGTGATTTCTTCGCCTGCTGCTTCGACAAGCATCTCGTCCTTGAGTTCTTTGTAGAACTTAAGTTGCTGCACAGTCATCGGGGCATCCCGATCTACATACGTAACCTCTGGCAGATCCAAGCAGTCCTTTTTTTCAAACCGTATGGCTGGTTGTAGTACGTTGTGCACAATGTTGTCGGCACCGGGCTTGGGCACCCATCGATACTGTGAGACAGGGTACATGACCATGTCTCGGAATTGCCCGTAGAACGGTGGTGTGCTGCTGGGGTTCACCAACTTAGCCAGCCCATAAGCATCCACCGGGGACTGCGCAGCAGGTGTGCCAGTCAACATCCACAACCCCTTGACGTGCTGCATCAAGTAACGCATCACTTTCCACCGGGTGGTGGACGCATTCTTGTACGCGGATGCCTCATCAACCACGATAAGATCAAACTCCCCTCGGGCAATTTCCTCCCGCACAATCTCCACGCCATCAAAGTTGATGATGACGTACTCGGCTGCACCTGAAACTATCTTCTTACGTTTGCTTGCGGAACCATAAGATACATCTACCGTACGATGAATGGCAAACTTGAAGAGGTCTTGTTGCCATGCTGAATGCATGATGGACAACGGGCAGACAATCAGCACTCGCTTGATCGCCCCCGCATTCATGAGGTAGTCGGTCGCCCATATGACTGACGCAGTCTTGCCGGTGCCCTGCTCGTTGAAGCAGAAAGCTTTGCTGCGCAAGGCTAGGAACTGTGCCGTTTCTTTCTGGTGGTTGAAGGGTTCTATTCCTGATGGGCGGGGCCATTCGTAGCCCTCTAGGTATTGCTCCGTCACTTACTTCTCTCCTTTGTGGTGCAGATTCCTACTTCGGTTTTTGGAGGGGGCCTCCAGTTTGTAACCGTCGTTGTTGGAGCCACCCCGGGCGAGTGCTTTGACGTGGCTGACATCCTTACCTGTACGATCTACACCCTTGGCATCCAACTTGTTGCGTGCGCGTTGGCGTTCCATGCGGTCCTCATGCTCTCCTCGTTTGAGTTGCATTTGGTACTCGTGTTTGTACGGGCGGGGGGACTTGGTGTAGGGCATACCTAACTCCTGTTGTGCTCACAACTCTTCACTGGGCAGAACTTGCACAGTGGGCCAGTGACGGGGTTCCACACCCCGCTCTTGAACGCGCTCTTCAGACGGTTCAGGTCAAAGATGGCGCTGTTCATATACAACTGCACGTTCTCGGCAACGTGCTTCTTCTGTACGAACTCGTTGCTCACCACAAACAGCAGTGCTGACTTGATTACCTTGATTTTGGGGAACTTGGCAAACACAGCCACAGCCATGTAGTCCAACTGTTTGGTGTCGGCGTACTTGGCGTTCTTGCTGGTCTTGTAGTCCACCATGTGGGCAATGCCCTCGGCTTCATTGACGATCAGCAAGTCAACGATACCGTGCCACCAAGCATCCGGGGCGTCATAGTCACAAGCCTGCAGTTTCTCCGTTACCCCCATCTTGATTTCACAGTACTTCTCACCGGGGATCTGCTTCAACGCCTCAATCGTTGGGGTGATGTAGGCGTACTTAGGGGGGATGGGGACGCCCTCGGCAACGTGATCCTCAGCAGCCTTGTGCACAGCCGAACCGTACAGCGCGGACTCGTGTGGGTGGTCAACTACATCCTTCGCAACCTTGAGGTGGAAGTACTTCTTGGGGCACTGTTGGAAGTTCTTCAGACTGCTGTAAGACCAAGTCGGCATGTTCACCGTGAGTTCTCCTTACCCTGCATGATTGCAAGCGAAGCGCCCAGGATACGCGCCTCGACCCCAATCTTCAAGGCCAATTCGTTGGCACCGTCGTAGTCGCCCACGAGGCACAAGTCATGGCATTCCTTAGCTAGCCTCTCAATGTTCATGAGGGGCATTGCGTAATCAATGATGTCAGCAGTCACCATAGCTTTTTCCATATCCAGCTTCACAGTTAAGGGGAAGGTCGGGGGCCCAACGGGGGCGTAGGCGCATGCAAAGTTCAACGTACTCCTTGGCCCGCTGGGCTTCGCTCTCGGGGGCGATGCAGGCAATCGCATCGTGCACCGTCATGACCACACGGTACTTCCTGGCGATACGCAGCATCTGCTCACCAATGACGATGCGGGCCAACGCTTGGCATACGTTTTCCACCACTTTACCTCCGTAGATGTTGTTTGGCACGGTGGTTTTCCCTTTTTTGGTGTCGTAGACGTAGAGGATGTCCCCGTCCTCAGAGTTCTGCGTTTTGCGCAGGTTCGGGTACTTCATGTACAGTCCGTTGGGCAGGAGGATGCCCCGCTTACCGTCCACGTTCAGGATGTCGTCGCGTCCAAAGGAGTCGG